AACGGTTAAGCAATGCCGCTGCCGCCTATCCCGCCACAAGGTGCGCGCAGGCTTACGCCTGCCATACAAGATCGCGCGCCTGGAAACATTGCGGAATCGGCAACCTTTGGGCCGAACAAACAGTACGACTTTCTAGTCGGCAACGCAGTCGCTGCCGGCGCATCCGGCGCTGCGGCACTGAACGTTGCTATTTCGTTTGGCGTCGGCAACGCAGTCGCTGCAGGCAGCACGTTCGCACTGAGCCAATACGGGCTGCGGGTTACTTGGTCTGAGGCTGCGTACCAAGCCATTCCCGTCATCACCGTGCCGTTTACGGTGGGCAATGCAGTTGCTGCGGGTTCCACGGCTGGCGTCAGTGTTTATGGCGCTGTGCGCGTCACTTGGGCAGAGGCGCAGTACCAGGCCGTTTCAAACGTCACCATCCCGTTCACGGTGGGCAACGCTGTGGCGGCTGGCGCTACAGCAGGCGTGGCCGTCTACGGCGCGGTGCGCGTCACTTGGGCAGAGGCGCAATACCAAGCAACTAGCGGCACCACCGTCCCGTTCACTGTTGGCAACGCAGTAGCGGGCGGGCCAGCAGGCGCCACAGTCAGCGAAGACATCACGCTGGTTGCTACGACCGGCAACGCAGTCGCTGCAGGCTCTACGGTCGGCATCACAACGCCGACGCTGATTACCTGCGGGATTGGCAACGCAGTCGCTGCAGGCCAGCAGTGCCAAGTTTTGCCGCCGATCACCGTAGCACCCAGTGCAACGCCAGGCTATGCGCCTAGAACGCGCTACCGCGTGCGGGTTGGCAGCAGATGGATGGAGGTTGATCCGCTTGACCCGATGAGCGTGCGTAGAGCCTACGACGCCGCACAGGAAGACGCACAAGACGCTGCTACGCAAGACGTAGAAGCACCCGCTGCTGTGGCCGCACAGGCCGTGGTGGTGCAGCCCATCAAGGGGCCGGATTACGAAGGGCTTGCTAAAGAAGCCCGCCGGATTAGCGAAGACATCCGCAAGGTTTATGCAGACGCACTGCAAACCGCACTTATCGCGCGCCTTATGCGCGAACAGATAGAGCGCGACGACGAAGACGACATCGCCGTCCTGCTCGCAAGCATCTAACCGCCGCGCAATCGGTTAGCACAAGCCGCCTTCGGGCGGCTTTTTTATTGCGCGTTCACTTTGAAAACACATGAACGACACAGAGAACAATCTGCCTGAGGCAGAACTCTCGCAGCCCGCGCTCGACCAGGCGCAGCCCGAGATCGGAAGCGACCCCACTGCAGACCAATCCAACGACACCGACGGCGACACGCAAGGCGTTGACCCGGAGGTCTTCGAGGAAGTCGAGTACGAGGGGAAGAAATACGCACTCCCGCCTGAGTTGAAGGACGCAATCCTTCGACAAGCTGACTACACGCGAAAGACGCAGGAACTGGCGCAAACACGCCAACAAGCCGAGCAGACATTCGCGCAGCAACAGGCACGCATCGAGGCTGAAAGGGCAAACATCCAAGCAGTGGCGCGACTCACTGCACTGGATGACCGCTTGCAGCAGTACGCAAGCGTTGACTGGGATCAGTTAGAAATAACAAACCCAGACTTGGCTAACAGCGAGTACCGGAAGTTTCAGCGGCTGAAGGACTCACGCACGCAATTCGTCGCACAAATCCAGCAGCACGAAGGCCAACGAGCAATGCAGGAGCAGCAGGAAACTGCCAGGCAACTGCAAGACGCAAACGAGGCACTGAGCCGCGAGATCAAAGGGTGGTCACCCGAATACGCGCAATCCCTGCGCGAAGTAGCGAAGTCACTGGGCGCAAAAGAAGAGCAACTGAACGGCATCCGCGAACCGTGGATTGTCAAAGCACTTCATGCGCAAAAAGTGCTCGCAGAGATGACCAAAAAGGCCGGAGCTGCTGCACCGGCAGTCGCTGCAAAACCTGTTCGCACCATCAGCGGTGGTAACGCAAAAGCCACTGTCGATCCCGACAAGATGAGCATCGAAGACTGGATGCGCCACGAACAGCGGCGCACGGCAGCTGCACGCCGATAGCACTCACCACAACTTAGTCACTAACGAATCCAAGGCCGCGAAAGCGGCTTTTTTCATTTCTAGGACGCAATCATGGCAAACACTCTGTTAACTCCGACCGCCGTCACTCGCAAAGCATTGCAAGTGCTCCATCAAAAACTTAATTTTATCGGAAACATTAACCGCACCTACGACGACTCTTTCGCCAACAGCGGCGCGAAGATCGGCGACTCGCTGAAGATCCGTCTGCCCAACGAGTACACCGTTCGCACCGGTGCCAGCTTGTCCACGCAAGACACCACCGAGACCAGCACCACGCTGCAGATCGCTACACAAAAGGGCGTTGACCTCACCTTCAGCAGCGCAGAACTCACCCTGAGCCTTGACGACTTCTCGTCGCGGATTCTTGAGCCTGCGATGGCTGTGCTGGCTGCGAACATCGAAGCCGATGCGCTCAACATGTACAAGGACGTGTACAACATTGTCGACAACGACGGCAATGCCATCTCGTTCCTGAACATCATGCAGGGCCGCAAGCTGCTGAATGACAACTTGGCTCCGATGGACAACAACCGCACTGCGCTGTTGTCGACCGATCACACCGCCAAGCTGGTCGATGCGCTCAAGGGTCTGTTCCAGGACTCCAACGCGATCAAGCAGCAGTACAAAGAAGGCATGATGGGCCGCACTGGTGGTTTCGACTTCTACGAAAACACTCTGCTTGCCAACCACGCAACCGGCACCGCCGCCAAGACCACTACCTACACCGTCAACGGCGCAGTCACCACCAACGGCTCGACCGCCGTTACCGTGCAGACCGGCGCAACCACGTTTAAGGCTGGCGACATCTTCACCGTTGCTGGCTGCTTCCGCGTCCACCCGGAAACGAAAGTTTCCACGGGCGTGCTGCAGCAGTTTGTGGTGACCGCTGACTACGCTGGCGGCGCTGGCTCGGTGTCGTTCGCTCCGGCCATCTACACCTCGGGCGGCCGTCAGAACGTCGTGGCTGCAGGCATGGCCAACAGCTCGGCGATCGTCAAAGTCGGTGCTGGCAATGCTGAGTTGCTCACCCCGTCGATGGTCTTCCACCGCGATGCGTTTGCCTTTGCAACCGCTGACCTGGTGATGCCCAAAGGCGTGGACTTCGCTGCCCGCGAGGTTTACGACGGCATCTCGCTTCGTACCGTGCGCCAGTACGCAATCTCGTCCGACACCATGCCGTGCCGGATTGACGTTCTGTACGGCTACAAGACGATCCGCGCCCAGCTGGCCGCGCGCATCCACGCTGACGGCTGATCGGTCTAAGCGTTAAGCAGTAAGGGGCCGGCTCACAAGGCTGGCCCCACCATCACCAGAGGGAACTATGGCGCTCACGACATACGCGGGACTGAAGACCGAGGTGGCCGCATGGCTGCATCGCAACGATCTGATAGACAGGATTCCGACGTTCATTGAGTTTGCCACCCACCGCCTTACCCGTTCCATTACTTCGCCCCGCATGGAAGCGTCCACGACGCTGAGCGTGGCGAACGGCACCGCAACACTTCCCAGCAATTTCCGCTCGGCTGTCGCCATGACGCTGGGCACAGTTGAGTACAAAGCCATCACCGCTGCAGACATGCGGGCGATGGATCAGGGCGGCATCCGGCCCACCTACCCGGTGTATTCGATCGTTAACAACCAGATCAAGGTCTACCCGGCTGATAGTTCGTCGCCCACCTTTATCTACACGGTTCAGCTGACAACCTTGGCGGCCGATGCAGACACCAACTGGGTGCTGCAGGACTACCCGGATGTGTATCTCATGGCATCGCTCGCTGAAGCGCGCAAGTTCGTGCTTGATGACAACCGGCTGGTGCAGTACGAACAGATGACGATTGCGCGGATCGACGAACTGAACCGCAACGAGCGCCGCAACTTCGAGAACGCGACTTGGTACAAGCAGCGCGAGTTGCCGGTGCATCTGCCGGCCTATGACATCCGGTTCGGCTGACATGCTGGTTCCGTTGACTCAATTCGCCCCGGACGCTGATCCGGGAGTCGCTGGCGCACTGGTAGACGCTACCGGCGTCATGCCCATCGAGCGCAGTATCAAAGCCGCTCCAGAGGCGTTGGACACTGGCATCGCTACCGCTGCATCCGAAATCTTTGGCGCGGCCACTGTGGAGCGCGTGGATAGCTCCAAGACGCTATACATGGGCACGGCCACAAAGCTGTACTCAGCCAGCGGATCGACATGGACGGACGTTACCCGCTCGGCGAGCAACTACTCAGCGCCCGCATCCAGCAGCTGGTACTTCACCACCTTCGGCAACCAGGTGCTGGCGGCCAACAACGGCACGGTGATGCAGGTCTCCACTGGCAGCCTGTTTTCTGACATTACCGGCGCACCTCGCGCTGAGATTGTCGAGACAGTCGGCCTGTTTGTGATGGCGTTTAACGCATCCGACGGCTCAAGCTGGGACTACGACGACGGCTGGTGGAGCAGCGCGCAGGCCAATGCCACCGACTGGACGCCCGCCATTGCAAGCGGCTCGGTGCGTGGGCGACTATATGCCACACCCGGCCCGATCCGCGCTGCAAAGCCGCTGGGCGAGCAGATGGTGGTGTACAAGAACTCCGGCGTGTATCTGGGCACTAATTCCGGCCCGCCGCTGTGGTGGACATGGCAGCTGGTGCCGGGCGATGCCGGATGTGTCGGCAGGTACGCTGTCGCGCAGATTGTGGTGAATGGCGCACCTGCACATTTTGTTGTTGGCCCGCGTGGCATGTATGTGTTTGACGGTTCGCGCCCTGTTAAAATCGGCGACGGGATAGTTCGTCGGTGGTTCTATCAGCGACTCAATCCCACCTACCGCGAGAAAACCTCTTGCGTGGTAGACCGCGCAGAAGGCGTCGTCTACATCCTGTTCGCAAACAGCGAATCGACCGGCAGCCTGAATGACTGCCTGATCTACTCTTACTTGACTGGCAGATGGGGCAGGGGCCGCAACTACGCAGCCCGCTTCGGCTTACAGTACCTGGCCCCATCCAGTACCTTCGACACCGTGCCGCCTGTTGGCGTGACGTATGAAGCAATTGATGCGCCGAGTTACGACGACCTGTTCCGTGACGCGGACATGGAAGCGGCGGCGATCGTCACCACTGGCGACCGCATCGCAACGCTGAACGGTTCGGCCAACAGCAGCAGCTTTCGCACAACCTACTTCGGCACTGACGGCAACCTGTCGTTGATGCGACGGGTGCGTCCGCGCTTCATTGCCAACCCCACCGCCGCTAGCATGAACCTGCTAGTAGGCGACGCGCTGGGCGATGTGCCATCGGCGTACCAATCGGCCACTTACACCGACAAGAGGTTCGATGTGCTGGCCGAAGCGCGATGGCATCAGGTGGTTATGACGGTGACGGGCGGGTTCGAGATCACCGCGCTGGATGTGGATCTGACCGGGGTGAGCGCCGAATGAAGCTGAACGAAGATCCGGTGCTGCCGCCGATCGCGGGGCCGACCTTCCTGCCGTTTCTAAAGCACCTACTGGCAAGCCTTGCGCGGCAAGTTAACGGCGCAACAGAGGGCCGCATTGCCTCCATCCACGCTGCTAACACCTCGTTTCCGACGACGGGCGACTGGATGCAGGGCGATGTGGTGCGCAACAGCACGCCGACGGAACTTGGCAGCGCTGGCAGTCGCTATGTGATTACAGGATGGGTGTGCGTTGCGAGTGGCACGCCTGGAACTTGGGTGGCTACTCGAGCATTGACGGGGAACTGATATGGATCCGATTTCAATTGGCGCTACGTTGTTAGGCGGTCTGCTTGGCGGCAGATCATCAAAGAGCGGCGGCATGCAAGTCAGCAAACAAGAGTTGCCCGACTTCCTGCAGCCTTATGCGCCCGAGTACGCGCAGCGCGTGCAGGACGTGGCGAACATGCCGTACAACCAGTACGGCTACAACCGCATTGCTCCGTTTACCGAAGATACGCTGGCCGGCATGGACATGGCGCGCAATGCCGCCAACTACAGCCAGCCGTTGTTTGACCAAGCGCAGAACGAGCTGTCGAAAACGATGTCGGGCGCGTATCTGTTGCCCGGCAGCAATCCCTACCTGCAAGGCACATACGACGCCGCTGCAAGCCGCATGGCTGATGCGTACAAGAACGGCACCGGGGCGCAAACAAACGCCGCCGCTGGCTTCGGTGGTGCATTCGGTGGCAGCGCTCAATCAGAACTGCAGGGCCAGCAAAGCCGCGCATTCGGCGACTCTCTGGGCCAGCTTGGGCTTGGGTTGTACGGACAGAACTTCCAAGCAGAGCGTGGCCGCCAACTCGGCGCAGTACAAGCCGCCCCAGGCTTCGCAGGCGCACGGCAAGCGTTCGACTTCGGCAATGCAAACGCACTGAACAGCATCGGCCAGCAGCAGCAGGCACTCGGCCAGAACTACCTGAACGCCGACTTCGCGCAGTTTGACGAAGCGCGCAACTACCCGCGCCAGCAGCTGGATGTGTTTGCGTCCATGTTCAATCCCAATTTTGGACGTACTGCCAGTGCATCGCAGTCAATCAACCCAGCGCTGGGCGCACTAGGTGGCGCTGCAGGCGGGCTGGGTATGGCTCGCAGCCTCGGGCTGTTGGGCGGGAACGGCAGCAATCCGTTTTCCGGTGGATTGGGCGGCAACCCGTTTAGCTCTGGCGGCATGAGCATGGATTCGCCTGCTTCGCCATACACGCCGGTCGGTGGGTACTTCAACAGCTTTGGCGCTCAAGGGGGTCAATAATGAACTGGTCAGACATCACCGGCGGCTACGGGTCGCAATCGTTTCGTCCAATCGGCGGCTTGCTCGGGCTAAATCTTGGCAACATGCAGCAGCAGCTGCCCGCGCAGTTTGCGCAACTGTTCGGCAATGGCGGCATGCAGCCGCAGTTCCCGCAGTACGGCGGCAACACGCGCAGCGCACAGATGATGAATAGCTACATGGGTGGCCTGCTGTCTCGCAGACAGGGCTACATGCCGCCGCAGATGGCTGCACGCCAACAGCCTGCAGCAGCACCGGCAAGTGCCGCGCCTGCGCAATCGACAAACGGCACGGTGGGCTACTACAGCGGATGGGGGCCGAGCGCGGAGATTCCGGGCTGGACGCCTTCGATGATCGGCCAGTCTTGGTCAGGGGGTGCTTGAGATGCCTGGATTGCTTGATGCGCGTGGTGGGTTCGATGACCCGATCACGATGGGCCTGCTGGGTGCGTCGCAGGCATTGCTGACGCCTATGTCGCAGGGTGGTGGGCTGGGTGCTGCTTTCGGTGCGTTTCCTGCCGCACAGCAGGCGGCAGAGGCCAACCGCTACAGGCAGATGATGCAGGCGTATCAGATGCGCAGGCTGCAGCAGGAAGACGAAGACAGGCAGGCCGCGCGTGAGCTGGATGCGCAAATTAAGGCCGCCGCACGCAATGCGTTTACTGCTCCTTCTGCCGGGTCACTCGGTGGCGGCATCACGCCCGGATCGCAACAGGGCGGCATGCTGCTTGAGTCGATGTCGGGCGACCCAGAGTTCGACAGAGCCAACCTGGGCGCGATCAACAGCGCGGCAAACACTGTTGGCCCGAAGCAGGTGGTTTCGTTGCCGACGCAGGGCGGGTTTGACCAGAACAACTTCATCAATGAACTGATGAATGTCAGCCCTCTGAAAGCATTGGAGCTGCGCAAGTCGCTGCAAGGCGAATCGCCGTGGGCAAAAATTAACCCCGAAAAGTTTACGCAGGAATCGGTTGCGCGGTTTGCTGCCACTGGTAATCCAGCCGATCTGGTTGCAGCGACAGATTCGCCTAGGTATCAGTTCTATCAAGGCGTTCCGGGCAATGATTACAGGCCGGACATGCCGCCTGTCGTCTTTGATCCTAAAGCTGGAACATGGTCGATTGCACCAAACCCAACACTGCAACAGCCTTCTGCTGGGCGGTCGCCAACCGCGCCGGCATCCGTTCCGCCTATTGGAGGCAGCGCCGGATCGCCGCCGTCGCAAGCTCCGGCAATTACGCCAGAGCCGGCAGACCCGCTAGCTCCGTGGAATGGGTTGCCGCCTAAACGCGCAGACGATGTGCGCGTCCGAGAAGGCGAGCGGATCAGGAAATTGCTTGACGAAGAGCGTGCCGGACTGAAGCAAGACGCAGCGGCGTTGGACAGAATGCGTAATTTCGGCGCGTTGAACAGGCGCACCGCAACTGGCGATTTCTTGTCGAAAGCACTGCCGTCGGCTTCTACCTTTTTATCCGGCGACAAGTCAAACATGAGCGCGATCACCGCCGCGCTTGCGCCGCGTGAACGCGAGCCGGGTTCCGGCGGTTCGTCGGATAGGGATGTGGCGATGTTTGTGCAAGCCGTTCCGTCCATTGACAAGGAAGGGCCGGTCAACAAAGCCATCCGCGATGCACGGCAGGCCATGTACAACCGAGAGTCTGATTATTTGAAAGCCAAAGAAGCCTACTTTGCGCGTCGCGGGCATATCACTGGGTTCGACGCAGAGTGGAAAGAATACGCAGACGCCGTGCCTGTTTTTGCTGACGACGCTACGCCGGAAGACTTCAAATTAAACGGCGCTGCCATGACGTTTGAGAGGTGGCAAAAAAGGGGCGATCAGTCGACTCCAGGGCAGTCAGTGCCAGCGACCCAGAAAGGCATTGGCACGCCGTCCGTTAGCGGGCAGGTGGGCGCTCAGCGGGTGTATTCCATGGACGACGTGCGTAGAACTGCGCTGAGTAGCAACAGAAGGCCGGAGCAAGTCATTCAGGACATGCAGGCCAAGGGCTGGATCATTCGCTAAAGGTGAGACATGGCTAAAAACGCGGTTGCATCATTTGTCGAGGCCATGCTCCCGCAGGCGCAGGCGGCGGAGGCTGAAACCGGAATTCCGGCGCATATCCTGCTAGGGCAAGCGGGCCTGGAAACCGGCTGGGGCCGGTCGCTGCCCAAGAATTCCGACGGCACTTCATCCAACAACCTGTTCGGCATAAAGGCTGGCGGCAACTGGCAGGGTAAGTCGGCACGCACAGCCACCAATGAGGAAGTTGGCGGTCGCATGGTGCGCATACAGGACGACTTCCGAGCCTACGACACCCCGGCGCAGTCCATGTCCGACTGGGCTAGGCTGCTGAACGATTCCCGCTACGCCCGCGCACTAGAAGCCGCCAAAAAAGGCGATTCAAAAGAGTTTGGCGTGCAAATCTACAAGGCAGGCTATGCGACCGATTCTCGGTACCCAGAAAAGGTATCGTCTGCCGCGCTTGCCGTGCAACGCGAAATGAAGAGCGGCAAGGATTTGTCTGCGGAGCTGTACGGCACAAGCAACCAGTCAGAACCCAAAGACTTGTCTGCCGAGCTGTACGGCAAAAAGCCAGCGCAGTCTGCGCAGCCGGTGCAGCAGCGACCCGGTGCATTCATGCGCGGCGTGCAAGGCATTGCCCAAGGCATTGCAGACCCTATCAACGCGCTGGGCCAGATGTTCACGCAAGCAGGCGCTGCCGTTGGCCTGCCTGGTGCTGCAAACAAGGCTGCCGAGTTCAACAAGTACGTTAGCCAGCAGGACGCGCAATACAAGCGCGACGTGCGTGGCGGGCAAGATGACTTTGACTTTGGGCGCATGACTGGCAACGTAGTCGGCGCGTTGCCGTTGACTGTGGCCGCTCCTGTTGGCGCATCTATGGCAAGTGCGGCAGGTTTGGGCGCTGGCGCTGGGTTGTTGTCTGGCGCATTGCAGCCGGTGACACAAGGCGACTTCTGGGATGAGAAGCGCAAACAGGTAATGACGGGCGCTGCTGGTGGCGCAGCTTTTGGTGCGGGCGGCAGGGTGCTGGCAGGGGTGATTTCGCCGACAGTTAATCCAAAAGTCGCAATGCTGCGGCGCGAAGGCGTCACGCCAACCATCGGACAAATCATGGGTGACGGTTTCAAGTCTGCGGAAGAAAAGCTGACTTCGTTGCCGTTCGTAGGCAGTGCAATCAAGTCAGGGCAGCAGCGTGCTGTTGGTGAGCTAAATGAGGCGGCGTTCAATCGAGCCCTGGCACCGATTGGGCAAAAGCTGCCGACAGGGCAGATCGGCAACGACGCGGTGCTGTTCACCAGACAAAAGCTCAATTCTGCCTACGATGACGCGCTAAACGCTGTCGGGCCAATCGCCATTGACCGGCCGCTTTCCGTTGAGCTAAATAACCTGCGTGCAGGCCTGGCTGGTTTGCCTAAAGACAAAGACGAGCAATTCTTTAGAATTCTGCAAGCCGAAATCTTTAATCGTGCGCAAAATGGCCGCCTGACGCCCGAGGCCATGAAGGCCGCAGAGCAAAACCTTGGTGATTTGTCTGTCGGCTACCGCGCCGCGCAAGACTTTGATGTGCAAAAGCTAGGCAATGCAATTGAGGCCGCGCAAGATGCACTTAGGCAAGCCGTAGCGCGTCAAGCTCCACCAGGCGCAGCCAACATGGTGAGATCAGCAAATGCCGGCTGGGCGAACTTCAAGCGAGTGCAGCGTGCTGCGTCATATGTCGGTACGGATGATGGCGTCTTTTCTCCGGCCCAGCTTCAACGTGCAGTTCAGGCGGCAGACAGAAGCAAAGACAAGGCGCGCTTTGCAGAAGGCACCGCGTTAATGCAGGACTTGTCGTCTGCGGGGCGGTCTGTCGTTGGCACAAGAACACCAAACAGCGGAACGGCTGATCGGCTAAACGCATCCAACTTTTTGAACCCGATGATGTGGGCGCAAGTTGCTGCGGCTATTCCAGGCTCGCTGATGTACACGCCGACAGGCCAGCGACTTGCCGCTAGCGCGCTCACCGGACGCCAAGGCGCAGGCTACGGACTGCTATCTGACGCGGCCCGCAGGCTTGCTGTGCCGGGTGGTGTTGCGCTCAGCCCTGCGCTGCAAGGCTTGCTGAATCAGTGACACAACGGTCGGCACAACCGCAGAGATGGCCGCCACCGCCAGGATTCTGTAGTACTGCTCGCTATCCATCAGACGCCTTTCTATAACCGCCACATCCTGCCACGCCACCCAGCGCCGCGCTGTCGGAGAACTCCGATACCGGCGCTATTTTTTTGCCCGGATGAACTATGCCCGTACCAACGCTAATCACCGATCTGTCCACCACAGCGGCGTCCAACTCACCGGCCGGCGCAGAGTCGGCTAGGGGGACCATAGACGACTACCTGCGCGCCCATGCGTCTTTCATCGCAACGCTGCGCGACGCTAGGGTTACAAAAGCCGGCGACACAATGACTGGGACGCTGATTGTTAATCCAGGCGACATGCTGGTGGGAAGAACAAGCGTCCCGTCAGCAAACACGAATGTGAAGGGCGCATCGATAGTTAATGACGGACGCGTTATTGCAGAGTCCGACTACAGTGTCGGCGCTTCGATCTCAAGCAACATTTTCAATGCCGGGGCCAATAGCGCCAACAACATGCAGTTCTACAGGAACGGCATTGCTGCGGGTGTTGTTGTCACCAACTCCAGCGCCCAAACGTCCTACGCAGCATCATCGGACTATAGGCTAAAGAATGACCCGCAGCCACTGACAGGCAGCGGTGCATTCATCGACGCGCTGCAACCTAAGTCATGGACATGGGCAACAAGTGGACAGCTTGGTGCTGGCTTTATTGCTCACGAAGTAGCCACCGTGTCGCCTTCCAGCGTGTTCGGTGAGAAAGACGCGGTAAACGACGACGGGTCGCCTAGATACCAAAGCATGGAGTACGGGTCGCCAGAGTTCATCGCCAACATCGTCGCTGAACTGCAGTCGCTGCGCGCCCGCGTCGCCGCGCTGGAAGCCGTATGACAACCGATTCCGACTTCCAGCGGCTGGAAAACAAAGTCGACAAGCTCACCGACGCGGTGATGCGCTTGGTGCTGATCGAAGAGCGCCAGACGACACAAGGCGAACGCATCGGCGCGTGCGAAGCCAAAATCGCGGTCAACGAATCGGCCATTGCCAAGACCGAGAAGAAGGTCGATCAGTGGGTGAACCGTGGCATCGGCGTGTGGCTGGCTGCCATGCTGGTGTACTCCATCGTCGAACTCGGCGCTAAGTTCGCGGGCAAGTGATGCGTATCAACGCAGCCGGCCTTGCGCTGATCAAGGAGTTCGAGGGGCTGCGGCTGAAAGCCTACCCCGACCCCGGCACAGGCGGTGTGCCTTGGACGATCGGCATCGGCACCACCCGCTATCCAGATGGCCGGCGTGTATCACCCGGCGATACCTGCACCGAGCAGCAGGCGCTCGATTATCTGGCGCACGATCTGCAGGGGTTTGAGACATCCGTGGCCGGCATGTTGCGTGTGCCAACAAACGAGAACCAATTCGCCGCGCTGGTGAGTTTTGCTTACAACGTTGGCACCGAGGCATTGCGGCGCAGCACCATGCTGCGGTTCATCAACGACGACCGTTTTGCCGACGCTGCCGTTGAGTTTGGCAGATGGAACATGGCCGCAGGCAAGCCATTAGCTGGCCTGGCACGCAGGCGCGCAGCCGAGCGTGAACTGTTTCTGAAGCCCGTATCAGACGAAATACAAGTCGGCGATTTCCCGCCGATGCAACCAGTCGCTGCAATCCAACAACCTACGGAGCGCCCAATGGCACCCATTCTTGCGGCGCTACTGCCGTCGCTTATTTCCGCTATCCCGCAGCTCGGCAAGTTATTCGGCAGCGGGCCAAAGACAGACAAGACAATTGCGATTGCCGAGAAGGTCGCCCAGGTGGTGGTCGACGCAACTGGCGCCACCAATCTGCAGGCCGCAGTCGAGACGATTAACGCGGATCCGGCAAAGCGCGATGCGGCCACACAGGCCGTGCAGGCGGTGTGGTACGAGCTGCAAGAGATTGGCGGTGGCATCGGTGCTGCGCGTGAGTTCAGCGTGCGTGCATCAGCTGAGGCTGCGCCGTTCTACAAGATGCCGGCCTTCTGGATCAGCCTTGCCCTACTGCCGTTGCTCTACGGCACCGTGTACGCGGTTCTAACGGGCGCAGAGGGCTTCACCAACGAGTTGCGTGCCGCCATTGCAAGCAGTGTCGTCACGGGCGTCCTGGGCGCTGTGGCGGGCTTTTGGCTGGGTTCTAGCTTCACCACATCTCGCAGTCGCGGATTGGGGGCAACGCCGACCACCGAGTAGCACAGATCCTGACGCCGACTCACTAACCTCGAGGTTGAAATGTCGAAACGCAAGGCAAGAGAGGCGGCCCCGATGGTCGCTGTCCATTGGGTTGACGCGGCGATGAGCGTGGCATCGCACTGGCAGGAAGGGCAGCAGCCACCGCGCCCGACCAAGAAAAGCATGCACGACTGCATCACCGTTGGCTGGCTGGTGCACATGGACGACGATTGGGTGCAAATCGTGGCCACATTGGCAGACGGTGCGCACGCCCACTTGACCGAAATCCCGGCCGGCATGATTCGGCAGATTTATAAGCTGGAAGCATCCGGCGAACTGGCGGTGGCGTGATGGGCGTTCGACGTGTTCAAGACGAGGCGCTGGTGGAGGCGATGAAAAGCACCAACTCGCCAACCTTGCTTGCCAAGCAGTTCAACATGTCCGTGCGGGCAATGACAACCCGGATGCGCGCTATCGGTGTGCCGCCCCTTAAGCACGCCGCGCTGGCTCGCAAGACCGAGCTGCCGGTAACGCACGAGGCAATCGGCCGCCTGAAGGTTGACCTGCAAGACGGGCGCATCGTGGTGTTCAGCGACGCCCACTTTCAACCTGGTGCAGTCAGCACCGCCAACCGTGCGCTGCTGAAGTTGCTGCCCGAGCTGCGCCCGTCTGTTGTCGTGTGCAATGGCGATGCTCTAGACGGCGCGGCCATCAGCCGCTGGCCCAAGATGTTCGGAAGCGAGATCCCGACCCCGGCCGCTGAACTGCGGGCCTGCGACGAGCGCATGGACGAGATTGCCAATGCCGCCAAGGGTGCACGGCGCATCTGGACGCTGGGTAACCACGACATCCGCTTGCACAGCTACGTCCAGTCAGCAGCACCTGCGCTCGCCGACATGGAAGCAATGGATCTGCGCAAGCTGTTCCCAAAATGGGACTTCGCGTGGTCGTTATGGGTCAACGACAACACGATCATCAAGCACCGATATCGCGGGGGAGCGTTCGCCCCAGCTAACAATGTAAAAAATGCACTCGGCATGTCGTTCGTCACCGGCCACTTGCACAGCCTGAAAGTTATGCCTCTTTCGGCATACGCAGACAAGCCGACATCGTATGGCGTCGACACTGGAATGTTGGCAGAACCCGAATGGGATGCTTTCGGCTATCGGGAGGACTCGCCTGCCGACTGGCGCAGCGGGTTTGTGGTGCTGACATGGCGTGATGGGCGACTGTTGTGGCCCGAGGTTGTCAGCGTGCTGGCCGAGGGCAGGGTGGAGTTTCGCGGCGAAGTGCTTGAGGTATGAGCGCCACCCTGATCGCCATCGTCGGGCTGGTGTATGCCTTCGTGGCAATGAACCTGTACATCACCGGCAAGCCCGGCCTGGCACTAGCGTTTGCTGGCTACGCGGTCAGCAACATCGGCCTGTACTTGGAAGCGCGGTAAAGCACCTAGACAAAATCTAGGCAAATTAGCGCGAATTATGTACAGACGCTAATTTCCAACTGCGTCAAAACTTTGCAGGCGGCAGATCAGCCGGGTAGCGTTTGCGGCGCACCGGGCGCATTCGGCCGAATGGCCAGCTCGGATCGTTTTTGTATTGCTCGGGTTTTTGCACGGGTCGCCCCAAAAGCCGCACGGTTACTTGCCCCGGCTCCCACTGAGCTACGGAGGCAAACGCTTACAGTATAGCGGGAAACCCGCACAAAACTACACTACCGTGCACTGAATTACACTCCTGTACACGGCGGTTGGACTCGGATTACTCGAGCGACCGTGCAAATTACACGGGAGAGTAAGCGTGGCGTCCATCGTCAAGACAACGGAAGGCACTTTTCGCGCATTCGTGCGGCGCACAGGTGCTCGCAGTCTATCCAAAACCTTCAAGACGAAGGCCGAGGCCGAGCGATGGGCACGGCAGACCGAGGCCGCGATTGAGTCCGGTACTGTCGTCAAGAGCGCCAAAGGCGCGACCGTCGGCGATGCCATAACGGCGTACATCAAGTTGCGCGAAGAGGGCAAGCGCCCGATCAGCCCGCAGAGCAACGAGGTGTACATGATGCGGCACCTTGAGCGCGACCTAGGCGACGAGGTCATCGCAGGCATCAAGCCGCAGCGACTGGCAACGTACTGTCAGCGGCGCAGCAAGGGCGGCGCAGGGGCGTACACCGTGGGCATGGAGATATCCAAGTTGGGCACGGTCTTGAAGTACGCCGCGATGGCCTTGGGCGAGACGTTTCCCGACGTCGTTGCGCAAAGCAGACCGTTGCTGGATCACCTCGGGCTAATTGGCCCAGGCACAGAAAGAGATCGAAGGCCAACGCCTGACGAGCTTGCAGCCGTGCGCAAAGCTGCGCCAAGACTGTTGTGCGACATCATCGATTTTGCGATTGCAACGTGCATGCGGCGTGGCGAGATTGTCCGCGTGCGCTGGCAGGACGTAGACGTCGGTGGGCGGATGCTGACGATCCGCGACCGCAAAGACCCACGCAAGAAGGCTGGTAACGATGAGCGCATCCCGCTGCTGAGCGATTCGCTGTCAATCATCCAGCTTCAGCCCAAGACAGACGACCGCGTGTTTCCCGTTGCTCCGGAATGGGTGAGCGACAATTTCTTGATGGCCTGCCGCATCGCTAGGGTCGAAGATCTGGTCTTCCATGACCTCAGACATGAGGGCATTTCGCGGCTGTTTGAGCTTGGCTGGCAGATTCCGCAGGTGGCCCTTGTGTCAGGTCACAAGAAATGGGAGATGCTCAAGAGGTACACCCAACTTAAGCCTGAGTCGCTTCTTCAATCTGCCAGCGAAACTTAGCCTGCCCGACTACTGATTGCCATTCGCGCCCTGGCCGAGTTGTCCAACCTTTCCCCGTACTGCCTTGCAACTCGGCAACAAGACGCCATCCCGCGCCGCGCATCGAAGACCCGGATTCGCTTTGCAGCGTGTAAGTAATCAGACGACGCCATCCAAGTGCTTTTGCCGCCTGCCAGCACCGAGCGTACAAAAAACTGCAAGCGCCTTTCGGGGCGTCACTTACAACGCAACATCGAATCACTTCCGCAGTGCAGCCGTCGTCAAAATGTCTTGCTACAGGGCGCGAAACGATGGCAACGCCAACAAGTTGAATCCCGTCAGAGCATCCAACTGCAAACAGTCCACCGGCAGGCGGCTTGTTGTGCCTGTGAAAGTTGGCAACAAACTCGATTGCTTCTGAAAGTTTCACGGGCACGGCCGTTAAACTCACGCCGCTTCTGCCTTCGCTCTAGCCCTGCAAGCGTCCAGGTACTCGGCCACATCCCGACAGTCAGCCCACGTTTTGCCGCAGTCCTTATACGTCGGCACTGGCACTTCGCCCCTGTAGATCTTGTTCTCCAGCGTGCGCGGCGCAATGCCCAGCACCTTCGCCAGATCATCTTGGCCCAAACGCGGGCCGTACTTCTCCATCAAGTACGCAGTCAGCATCAGGCTCATGTCACGTCTGCCTGCGTCATTGATTGGCCGTTAGCTGCGC